CGGACTAAGAAACCATTTGTTAAGAAGTTATAACTCTTTGGTTTCTAAATTAAATCGCCGAATTGATGGTGATGATATCGTTGATTTGGAAATTTACGATATTGAAAGAGAACTTGAAGGTATTAGAAATTGTGTTGTAACACTTGCCTTCACATCAATGGAAGGTGAAGGTGGGTGGAAAGCAATGGATGACGACACTTACTTTGAGCAATTTAATCCTGATAAAGATTTGGAAGAAGAATAATTTTATTGTATATTTGAATAATGAAAGCAAAATTAGAATTTGATTTAGATGACTTTGATGACAGAATGGCTCACTTGCGTTGTGTTAAGTCGACTGATATGGCAATTGTCCTGTCTGAAATGACAAGTAACGCCCGTAAAAGAATAACTATGGGTTCTGAGTACGGAGAAGAATATTACAAAGGAGTTGATGATGTCTTCAACAAGCTACGAGAACTAATGGAAGAGAATAATCTTGATATGGATGAATTAATACGATGAAAACAAAATTTGCAGACTCATTTTTTGATAGCTTTGAACGGATGGTAAACCGGCAAAGATGGTATTGGAAAACCGTGGACTTATTTAGATATGACCTACCAAACTTTTTCCGTAATCTTTGGTTGTTCCGTAAAAACTTATGGAACCACACTTGGTATAATGGTGACGGTTCTATCTTACCTTGGGTAAAAACTGCGGTTGATGATATGACATGGAAAATTGAAACTCGTGGACACGAAGTTGATGAGAGTCGTATGAAGAAAGTTGCAAAGATGAAACGACTATCATATCTTATTGATGTTTGTGTTCACGATACATTCATTGAAGAAGCCGAAAAGGAATTGGGTATTGAAATGATTTTACATCCTTGGGAGTTCGTGCCGGCAGAAGGGCATGAAGGTTCATATGAGTTATTAGATAAAGATACTCCCGAAGAAAAAGAACATAATCACAAAATCTTGGAAAGGTCCCACCAAATCCAAAAAGAATATTGGGAAGAACTTTGTTACATCATTAAGGGACCTGACTATGACTTAATTAGAGAGACAGGTGAAGATTTTTATGAAAAACTTGATGGAACTGATATTAGAAGTTGGTGGGATTAAAAATTATTAGTATATTTGTAAAATGAAAACGATAAAAGTAACATTAATGTCTGATACTCACACAAAGGAAAGAAATGTCCTTGTAAGTGGTGGTGACTTGATTTTACATAGTGGTGATGTGATGAACTCAGGGTATGATTGGGAAGACTTATATGACTTCTTAACTTGGTTCAGTGAGTTACCATACAAGATGAAGGTATTCATTCCTGGTAATCACGACAGATACATTGAGGACAAACCATTTGACGCTTGGAAGATGATTCGTGATTTTAATGACAAAGGTGTTGTTTGTTTGATTGATGACTTCGTTGAGTTTGAGGGATTGAAAATCTATGGAAGTCCTTGGCAACCTGAGTTCTACAATTGGGCTTACAACCTACCACGAAACGGATGGGAGTTGGAACAAAAGTGGAAAGACATTCCTGACGATACGGATATCTTATTGACACACGGACCGGCTTGGGGTATTTTGGATACAGTTGTTAACCGTCGTGATTTTAATCTTGGATGTGAAATGCTTGCAAAACGATTGGAAACATTACATCCCTTAATTCACAACTGCGGACATATCCACTCAGGTTATGGTTATGTTGAGAAGAATGGAACTCACTTTTTCAACTCATCTGTGTTGGATGAGCGTTATAATCATAGTCAAAAACCTTTTGACATTACAATTGATTTGGAAACTAAACAATTAGATATACTATGAATGGATTAACAAACAGACAATTCGCCTTAATGATGGCGATTGAAGCTCGGAAGATTAAATTTCAGGGTGGAATTTATGACAACGCTGAAGATTTTTACAACTGGCTTGAAGAACCAAAAAAAGAACAAAAAACACAAATTAAAGAAGAAGGAGAATAATATGAGAAAATCAAATTTTTATGTGGTAATGTTATTTGCATTACTAACAATTATGGCGACAATGGTATCTTGTACTGACGCTACAATGAGTAAGATGGGTGGATATGGTGACACCTTTACGGTTAAAGTATTGGGACCTGATACTGTTATCACTTATCACTCAACAGGTAAGGTGATTAGTGAAGAAGGTTCTGACGGATATTACTTTACAAATCGTGAAACTGGAAAGTTGATTGAGGTGAGCGGAAATGTTATAATTGAACAAGAGAATGTTAAAAAAATAATATGGTAGAACTAAAAGAATTCATAGTAAAACAGATTGAAATCAATAATAAACTCAAACAACGGACACAGGAAGAGAAATATTTTCAAGGAATGGTGGACGGACTGAAAGAAGTTTTAGAAGAGATTGAAAAAACAAACCCCTCAATTTAAGAGGGGTTTTTTGTTTGTAAAGAGTATTTATGAATAATGAATAAAATCTCTTTACTTTTTAATTCACTATTAAATTTAGTCGGTTATAAATTACAATCAATTAATGAATTTACGGAAACAGATAAATTTATTAATACTGCAACGATTGTTTCAACAACTGATGAAAAGGGAAGAATAACTTATGTTAATGATAAGTTTGAAAAGATATCAGGTTGGAAGTTAGAGGAAGTTAAAGGTAAAGACCACAGTATTGTTAATTCAGGATTACAACCCGATGGGTATTGGGGTAAAATGTATGAGACAGTAATGAGGGGTGAGATATGGAATGATATTGTCTGTAACAAAGCCAAAGATGGTTCTCATTATTGGGTTGATACATATATCAGGGCAAGATTTGACGAGAATGGTAAATTAGAGGGGTTTTCATCTATAAGACAAGATGTTACCAAAATTATGGAACAATCTGTTGAACTAGATAGGAAGAACACTTACTTAGAACATGCTGCAAAGATATTAAGACACGATATGCACTCTGGTATTAACACTTATATGCCAAGAGGGTTGAGTTCGTTGGAGAGAAGAATAACTCACGAAGATATTGTTAATCTAAAAATTGAAGCTCCACTTAAAATGATTAAGGAGGGACTTAAACATTCACAGAAAGTTTATAGAGGAGTTTTTGAATTTACCAATCTTGTTAAGAAGGATGTGGTATTAAATAAAGAAAGTCATAACAGCAAAGACATTCTTGCGGATTATCTATCATCAACTGCATATGTTAGTCAGGTAATATTAGATGATACATTACCAGTTATTGAAGTTAATGAACCGTTGTTCTGTACTGCGACAGATAACCTCATCAGAAACGGTTTAAAATATAATGACTCACCAACAAAGTTCGTTAAAATATATTTTGAAGGTGACTCCATTTATATTCAAGATAACGGTAGAGGTATTACTCAGGAAGATTTTGAACATCTATCTAAACCATATGTAAGAAAAGAAGGACAGAAGGAAAGTGGAAGTGGGTTGGGTTTAAATATATGTGTGGCAATATTGAAAGAACACGGGTTTGAAATCACCTGTGAGAAAAATGAAATTGGAACTAAAATGAAAATAAAAGTAAAATGAATAAGTTAATTTTTGTAATCGGTATTATGTTGATGTCTTTGTCAGGTATGGCTCAATACCCAATTAAGACAATTTTTAGGGGTGATTCGGTTATTATCCTAACAATCCAACAATCTGAAAGTATTAACAAGATGATTGAAAAGAACTCTAAACTTAATAAGGAAAGTAATAGAAAAATACAGGAAAAGGATGATAAAATCCAAGAGTTAATTGAATTACTTTCCAAACAAAATTTGTTAATTGATAGTTTAACTAATCAATTAAGTATTAAAGATTCATCCAACTATATTTTAGCTGCAAAGTTATCTGAAAAAATTAAAATAAGTGAGAATGAGTCGGCAATCATGGATAGTTTATGGAAATGGGCGTTAGGGCCAACATTAATTTATACACAATACCCTGATGACGATAATGTCTATCTATTTGACTTATCTCACTATTATATGACAACTGATAACTTTGGTATTGTTATGTCAAAAATGAATGAAAGGGATTTCAAAAAATATAAAGAATTTATTGAAACTTATGGTATTGACGAGAAAGCCATATGGAAATTCAAAAACGAAATGAACATTGAGTATTTGAGTAAAATCAAAATGGAGGAGAAAAAAGTTTGGAAATATAAAAGAAGAAAGAAGGAGGGTGAAAAATGAAAAATTTTTTATTTATAACATTCTTATTGATTGGATTTAATTCTTTTTCACAAGATACTACCGATTTTTCAATTAAACCTAATTGGGTTAATCCTGATGCTGAAATAATAATACAAGACTCGGTAGTGTCTAATCAATTGGTTAGTGAATCAAAATCAATAATAACCGATGTTATTGAAAGAATTACACCAAGTTGGGTTGCTCCTGAAAAAATATTTGAACCAAAGAAAGAAGAACTAAGTGTTGAGGATATTAAGGAATTAGAAAAGGATGTAAAATTTTTAACCGAATTACCACAATCATATGAGTCTGTCCCAAAAGAAGATTTAAAAAATGTATTGGTCCAGATTGATAATAAAATCACTCAATTAAAAGAAGAACTTGCTAAATTATTGGCGGCTAGAAATGCTAACCAGGAAGTTATTAAATCAAAACAAACTACATTAACAGTATTAGAAAAAGAAAAGAACATCATTAACTTAACATTAAGTGGTGGAGAACTTAAAGATGCTAATGGTAATTTAATTGGTGAGAATGGTGAATTAAAAATACAACAGGACAAACTTAAAAGATACCTGTACATTGCTTTAAGTGGTATTGCGTTATTAGGTTTGGTGGTTGCGGTGGTTTTACAAAGAAGAAGAATACAGGTTCAGGATGTTGAGATTGAATCACAAATTGATGAGATTAATAAGAAGAATAGTTACTTGGAACACGCTGCAAGAATTATCCGTCACGATATGCACTCAGGGATTAACACTTATATGCCAAGAGGTATTAGTTCATTGGAGAAGAGATTAACCGCTGAAGACATACAGAGATTAAAGATTGAAGGCGCGTTAAAGATGGTTAAAGAAGGATTAAACCATACCCAACGAGTTTATAAGAGTGTATATGAATTTACCAACCTGGTTAAACAAAATGTGGTTTTAAATAAAACAATAGTTAATGTTAAGGATTTGGTTTGGAGTTACATCTCTCCAAACTCATATAGTTCTCAGGTTGAGATTTCTGATTTGGGAGACTTGGATGTTAATGAAATCTTATTCTGTAATGCGGTTGAAAACTTAATTAAGAATGGATTAACATATAACGACAGTCAGGAAAAGAAAGTCAAAATATATATTGATAACGACAGTATTGTTGTTGAAGATAATGGTAGAGGATTTACACAAAAACAATTTGAGAAACAACTCAAAAAGTATTCGGCTAAGAAAGAGTTCTCAGAAGATGAGAAAGGACTTGGACTTAACATCTGTGTTGCGATACTTGAAGAACACGGATTTAAACTTACTTGTGAAAAAATAGACACAGGAACTAAAATGAGAATAAAAATAAAATAAGTGGCATACGTTTACCAACATATTAGAAAAGACACTAATGAACCTTTTTATATTGGGATTGGTAGTGATTTAAATTTTTATCGGGCAAATAAGTTCTCTGAAAGAAATGAAATATGGGAAAGAATTAAAAATAAAACTGAAATTTTAGTTGAGATATTACATAACAATATTGAATGGGAAGAGGCTTGTGAGATTGAGATACAATTAATTAAAAAATATGGTAGAATAAATAATAAAACTGGTATTTTATCTAATATGACTGATGGTGGTGAGGG